GCAGTTGCTACAGACAATGGGTCAAGACTCTCCGCTTTACATGACGCTAGTACAGTCAGTCATTGACAACATGAATCTGTCGAACCGCGAAGAGTTACTGGCAGCAATGCAGCAGGCTATGCAGCCAACTCAGGAAGCGCAACAGATGCAGATGCAACAACAGCAGATGCAAATGGCAGCGCAGCAAGCTCAGATGCAGTTCCAGCAGTCGCAAACCAATGCGCTTAATGCTCAGGCTCAAGAGTCTTCAGCAAGAGCAGAAAAACTTGCGGCGGAAGCGCAAGCGGTTCCAATGGAACTTGAGATAGATAGAATCAACGCAGTAACTCGCAACCTAAAAGAAGGTGATGCGGAGGACAAGGAGTTTGAGCGACGGATGAAGTTTGCTGAAACTTTAATTAAAGAGCGAGAAGTGGAAGGTAAATTAAATGTTGACAGACAGAGAACTCCAGACAATATTCCTGAAATTCGAGAAGAGGTTGGAGCCGTTGGAGCAGGAGATACAGCAGTTGAAGTCCCAGCTGAACCAACTGAGCCAGCAGAAACAGTCGAGGAAATCTAGCGATGGCGACGAAGAAAGACCCAAGACTAGCACGCGCGGGCGTAAGCGGGTTCAACAAGCCGAAGAGAACGCCCAGCCATCCTACTAAATCGCATGTTGTAGTTGCGAAGCAGGGTGATAAGATCAAGACAATTCGTTTTGGTCAGCAGGGCGTTAAAGGTGCAGGGAAAAATCCTAAGACAGCAAAGGATAAAGCGCGAAAGAAAAGCTACTACGCGCGACACAATGCTCAGGACTCCAGTCCCAGTAAACTATCTGCGCGTTATTGGTCGCATAAGGTCAAGTGGTAATGGCTAAAGACGCAAAGCATTACAAGCGAGATGGCACTGAACACAAAGGTGGCACTCATAAAATGCCAGATGGCTCGCTTCATTCTGGCAAAACTCATGGGAAAACATCGGTAAAACTTTTCCATTTTGATGATCTTTCAAAGAAAGCAAAGGAGAAAGCTATGCCTGGCTATGGAATGAAAACAATGAAGCCTAAAAAGAAAAAGCCCGCTCTGCCCAAGCGAGGTCAGCGCACAATGACTAATCGAAAGAAAAAGAAGTAGTCATGCCCGCCAAGGCCAAATCCAAAGTTAATCAGGCTGGTAACTACACCAAGCCAACCATGCGAAAGAACTTGTTTAACAAGATCAAAGCTGGTGGAAAGGGCGGTAAGCCCGGTCAGTGGTCAGCCCGAAAGGCCCAGATGCTTGCAAAGCAGTACAAAGCCAAGGGCGGAGGCTACAAGTAATGGCACTTAAAAAGCCCCAGAAGTCTTTAAAGAAATGGACTAAGCAAAAATGGCAAACCAAATCAGGTAAGCCATCTACGCAAGGGTCAAAGGCGACGGGCGAACGGTATTTGCCTAAATCAGCGATTAAGTCGTTATCGGCAAAAGAGTATGCGGCAACAACACGCAAGAAACGCAAGGATACCGCCGCAGGAAAACAACACTCTGCTCAACCCAAGCGGATTGCAAAGAAGACAGCGCGATCAAGAAAAGCCTGACTTTTTTTAGAAAGCGTGGTAAAAGGCAGTTTTCAACAAACTAAAGAGGGAATAGCATGACACCTGAATTAGAGGCGTACTTTAACAACTATAATGAGTTGTTTAACAGTGATGGATTTAAGCAGTTGATTGGCGAGCTTTCTAATAACGCCACGCAACTTGCAGATATACAATCGGTAAAGGACGGAGATGAACTCTTTTACCGTAAAGGCCAAGTGGCTGCGTTAGCTACAGTAATTAATCTTGAGAATACAATTACTGCGGCGCGAGAACAGGCGGAGGCCGAAGAACAAGAGGACATGGATGTATAAGATATACGATTTCCGTTGCGAAAACGGACATGTCTTTGAAGAAATGGTAGAGAGCGGTATCACAACCAGTAGGTGCGGTTGCGGTGCCAATGCTACTAAAATGGTGTCAGCGCCAAAGTGCGTACTCGAGGGTCATAGCGGCGACTTTCCCGGTCGTCACATGAAATGGGTACGAGAACACGAACAGGCTGGCAGAAAAAAATCTCCATAATGACTTAGTTCACGGAGTTTAATATGTCTAGAGCAACAATGATTGATTCGCACCCTGAAGAGGATAATGCGGACAACGTTGGAAACGAAGTTAATGAGATTCAAGAGTCTGAAGAGACTGTTGAGCAACCTCAAGCTGAAGCAGAGCAAGTTGTTGAGAGCGATGTCCCAGAGAAATACCGTGGTAAATCTCTAAAGGAAGTTGTTCAAATGCATCAAGAAGCCGAGCAGGTAATGAGTCGGCATTCTGCTGAAGTTGGCGAGCTTCGTAAGGTAGTGGATGAGCATATTATGGCTCAAACACAATCAGCACCTCAAAAGCAAAGTGTCGAGCCTGAAAGTGATATTGATTACTTCACAGATCCTCAGGCTGCTGTTTATCGTGCTATTGAGAATCACCCTAAAATTAAGGAAGCGGAACAATACACAGCAAACTACAAAAAGCAGACCGCATTAGCGGAGCTGAACAATAGGCATCCAGATATGCAAGGCATTCTGAATGATCCTAAGTTTGCCGATTGGATCAAATCCTCAAAAATTAGGACTCAGTTATTTGTGCAGGCTGACCAAGAGTATAACGCTGAAGCCGCTGATGAATTGTTTAATCTCTGGAAGGAGAGGAAGACAGTTGCACAGCAAACCGCAAGTGTTGAGAAACAAGTGCGGAAGCAACAACTCAAGGCAGCTAGTACAGGCAACACGAAAGGCAGTAGCGAGAAGACTCGTGAAAAACAATATCGCAGGGCCGACATCATTAAACTGATGAAAACAGACCCCGAGCGATATCGCATTATGTCGGATGACATTTTAAAAGCGTATGCAGAGGGTCGAGTCAAATAATCTTATAGGAGATTGACATGGCTACTGCAACTTATCCAGGCGCGGCTGGTAATACCGCGAAGACGGAAGCGGCAACGTTTATCCCAGAAATCTGGAGTGACGAGATCATTGCTGCTTACCAAAAGAACCTGAAGATGGCTCCGCTTGTTAAAAAGCTGGCTATGTCAGGTAAGAAGGGCGACAAGCTACACGTGCCTAAGCCCGTTCGTGGTGATGCAAATGTTAAGGCTGCTGACACTGCAGTTACTATCATTGCAAACACCGAAGGCGAATTGACAATCGACATTGATCGTCACTTCGAGTACTCACGTCTTATCGAAGACATCGTTGAAGTACAGGCGCTTTCTAGCCTCCGTCAGTTCTACACTGAAGATGCTGGTTACGCTCTTGCTGTTCAGATCGACAACGATCTACACGCAGCAGGTACTGGTTTTGGTGACGGCGGTGCTGTTGTATTTAGCCCTGCAGAAACTGACTACCAGCACAGTGGCTGTTTCTTTAACGACGGCGGTACAACTACTCAGTACACTGACGATACTATCGTTCCTGCTGACGTATTTACCGATGCGTTCTTCCGCGACATGATCCAGAAGCTCGATGACAACAACGTACCTATGGACGGACGTTCGCTTGTTATTCCTCCTTCTGTTCGTAACACCATTATGGGTATCGACCGATACGTGTCTTCTGACTTCGTAACGGGCCAAGCTGTAAACTCTGGCTTGATCGGTAACCTTTACGGTGTAGACGTCTACGTTTCAGCTAACTGCCGCACTATTGAAGCAGCTGGCGACAACACTGCCGGATCGGCTGACACTCGTGCTGCACTTCTGTTCCACTCTGATGCAATCATCATGGCAGAACAGCAAGCTGTACGTTCGCAAACTCAGTACAAGCAGGAATACCTCTCGACTCTGTACACGGCTGACTGCCTGTACGGTGTTCAGGTATACCGACCTGAAGCTGGTTTCGTACTCGCAATCGCCGAGTAACGAGTCTAGGGGTCAGCAATGGCCCCTTTTCCTTTTCTTTTGTAGGGGTAGTCGATGGCGTTATTTCGTGGCACAGGTGGATCTGGCGATGCTAGTACGGACACGTATGCGTCTGAGGTAGCACTAGAGGCTCGGACTGCTTCTACAAAAGCAAATGAGGCTGCGGCATCTGCGCTATCTGCAGCAACCGCACAAGCGGCAGCGGAAGTTGCCCAGGCTGCGGCGGAAACCGCACAGACCAATGCAGAAACAGCGGAGACTAACG